AGGCATAGTGTTATCCTCTCTGTAAGGTTAGTGCTTCGCTCTCTGTAAGGTCGAAGCGTTTGCACAGTGCTTTCCATCTCATGCTACTGGCTGATCTCAGTGCTACCTGTAGGTAACGCTGTCCCATCTCACTGCTAACTCGAAATGCTACTGCTATATGGTCAAGCTCTTGCTGTATTGACATAGTAATCTCCCTGAGTGAAGGACAAAAAAAATGACACAGGGCCGAAGCCCTGTGCCAGTGATGTTGCTGTGCTACGGTTAGAATGGTGCTGTGAAAACAGTCTTAGCTTGCTTTGCTTTCTCTGTGGTAGTACCGTAGTTATCATTGTGGTGTTTCTCTAAGCTTGCAATCCAAGACTTGATAAGCTTGAGCTGTTTAGGTAAAGACTTAACATCGAAGCTTCCGTATAAATCAGGGCGTTCTGTGTAAGTCTTCATTTGTTTAATAGCGTTACCAATTTGTTGAACGTGTAATGTCTCCTTTTCTTCATAGTGTTCCTGATGAGTAATCTCTACTTGCGTGCCCTTGCGTTGTACTGTAATCATGCCAGTGTTATCTTTAGTCTTATTCGCTTTAGCCATGTTGTTACCTCATGCGATAGGTTTTGGAATAGACTTAATGCCTTTCCTTATTAAGTAGCTACCGAGGCGAGCTAACCTATTGTAAACAAAGGAGTTAGGCTGATTCTTCTCCGTTCTGGTAAGAGAAACCCGCAAGCCCTTTGTTTACAAGCACTTTGGGACATCCGCTGTAACCGCTGTAACTCCTTTGTTTGCAAGGGTTTAGGCACATTTTAGGCACAGAAATCGGCTAACTCCTTTGTTTACAATGGTTTAAAGGGGATTACCAACCCCATTCATCCCCCCCCCCACCCCCAAGTAGGAGTCCCAGTCACAACGTGTGCTATGATATGATATGGGTTGTCTCCGACAAATTTATTGCATTTTCCCCAAACCCAGTTTTGCCTACATAATGTAGCAAACCCTTTGTTTACTGCCTCATTTTGCATAGATTTCCATAGATTTACACTAGTATTAACAAATTTTAATGTAAAATGTGAATAAAAGAAGAATCCTTTTATGCTGCAAGTGCATCTTACATAGGTTAGCCATAGTTGTTGACATATTTGGATACTATGGTAACATATATGGAATCCGCTATTGCGGAGACTATCCTACATTTAATTGTTCCACCCCCTAGCCCACAGATTGCACGCTTGAATCTAGGCTTAAGCACTTATCCGACCTGATCACAATGGTAACGGGAGTGACGGCTTCCCAGTAATGCAGCCAAACCGCCAGCGGAGTTGACGTGAACGTGCCAACAATCCCCTGTGTGGCCTGTAGAGTGAGTCCTTGGAGGGACGGCACTTACTTTTTTTTGACAAACTCCTATGCGTGGCACGTAGTGCATCATTAAGTCAAAACATTGTCTGGCTTCGCAAGCTACGCCAGACGAACAGCAATCTCGTATATTTTTTTCCTTAAATTTGCTTTTTGGTTTTTGCTTCTAAGCTAACCCCTTTGTAGTTCGCCCCGGTGAGGCGGTTTTTCTCACCGGGGCAAGTTTCTTCGGTTTTGACTGTGTTAAAGTGTTGACAAATATGTGTATACGCTGTATCCTTATATGGATGTACTAACATATATGAGAGGAGTTGGCACAAATGAATATCATCCCAGTTAAGCAAGGTGAAGTCCCAGTGGCGAAATCTCTGTTTGAGGACACGGAGGGTGTGCGCTGGCTTATCCTCACCTCATACCAACACGAAAACATGAACTATGTGACAGCGGTTGAGATCCCAGACGAAGCTGGCACTTACTGTGTCCAGACGGAAGCTGTTGAACTCAAGGAAGTGAAAAAATGAAACTCATCGCTCTCGTTGGGCCAGCTGGATGTGGCAAGAGTACAGTGGCTAAGATATTGTCTCAAGAGTTCTTGTACAAGCGCATCAAGTTTAGTCAGCCGTTGAAGGACATGTTGTTGGCATTAGGTCTGACAGAGGCTCACACGGAGGGTAGTCTTAAAAGCATACCATGTGATCTACTTGGTGGCAAGACTCCACGTTACGCAATGCAGACGTTAGGTACAGAGTGGGCGAGAGACATCATGGGCAAGAATTTCTGGGCTAACATTTGGCGCACACGTGTTCAGAAACACACACGTGGTATTCAGGGGCGTAGTGTAGTCACGGAAGACTGCCGCTTTGAGAACGAGGCGAAGTTAGTGAGAGAGTTGGGTGGTGAGATCTGGGTGATAGAGCGTCCATCATACAGCTACACGGGTCACAGTAGTGAGACTGAGATGTCTGACATTGATGGTGATCTTATTATAAAGAACCAAGGTAACATTGAAGAGTTAAAAGTTATGGTGCGAGGAGTGCTTGGCAGGTGTGAGCCTAGTTGGTATGAAGCAGGCGAAGAAGGTCTGCATAAAGGAATATGTTGAAAGTTGACGGCTTTGACAAAGCTATCATAGGCGAAGTGATATCGTTCAACAGGCCGAATGTGTTGTGCTACAGCATAGGTGGAATTATAGACATTATGGTTAAGCGTGATGGCATGACAGTAGACGAGGCGTATGAGTTTTTTGATTACAACATAGCTGGGGCATACCACGGTGAAGGCACGCCAGTGTTCTTGGCAGACTTGGAGTGGTCAGATGTATAGAGAAGAAACTATACGTGACCTTGATGACATACGTATCCGGTATGAGAATAAGGAGTTGAACAAGTATCAGAAGCAGCAGCACGTAGTAATGATATTGAATGAGTTTATTACCAATATTGGTTTCGATGACGTGGCTGAGGCGTTGTGTAGGTGTTCTGATGAACTCTAAGCCGTTGAAGTTTGCGTTAGAGAATGAAGAATTAATCCTTCGCACACTAAATGAAATCAAGACAGCTGTGCAGGAGAACAACAAGATTGAAGGGCACATGGTAGAGATCATGCATGAGACATTGCACACACATGCTGACATTGCGTCTGCAATGATATTTCTCGCAGAGCAATTCGCAGAGAAGTTCCCCACGATAACGGATGAAGACATTAATAGATCAAATTGAATACGAGATCAGGACACTTATTTATTATTGGAAGTGGCGGTTACCACAGCTCTGGCGAATGCTTTTAAGATATTTTAGATGACGCTAATAAAAGTAACTATGACGAAACTCAAAAAGAAGTCTCCATATTTTTATATAGCGTGGACATTTTTTATCAACGGGAAGAAGTACTCTAAGGGGGCGCAGTTCCCGTTTAGTATGTCGTGAAAATACCCCGGCTAAAAACAGGCAGTATCTATCACGTGGTGTGGGAGGATGCATTAGCTCGTACAGATTGGGCAGATGCAGACTACAAGGAGATGTTGGAAGACCCTCCATTAGTACAGCTTGTAGGATTCTATCAGGGACGCAGTAAGCAAGCTATACTGATGGTCTTCCAGAAGGATCACAATGATGGCCCAGTGGTAGGTGAGAGAATTAAGATCCCTGTGGGGATGGTGCATGAGATCAAGGAGCTGACGTTTAAGTGAGTTTTGACAATGATCCAGAAGTTAACAGGTTGCTTGCGAATTTCGTTGACAAAGAAGAGACTGAGCGTAAGTGTTGTGCGAGATGTGGCTACCGCAAGCTTCTAAAAGAGTTCGCTAAGAACAGCAAGAATAGTGATGGCAAGCAGAGCTGGTGTCGATTGTGTGCGAAAGATTATGCAGCAAGTAGACATAGAGATACTATCTCAAGCAAGAAGAGACTTGGCATATGCACACGCAGTGGGTGTTATGAAAAGCTGACATACAAGACAGCATCGCTGTGTATAAAGCATTGGGGTGAGAAGTCATCATGGACAGTGTTTGGTGATACTAAATCGTTTCAGATATTTTTGGATTTGCTGGATCGGCAGGGTTACAAGTGCAACTACTGTGGGGTGGGGTTAGTGATAGGTCTGAACGCTCAGATTGACCATATTTTGCCCAAGATAAACTTCCCCGGCAAGGCTGATGACGCTGGGAATTTACAGATATTATGTAAGTACTGCAACATGGGTAAGCACGACTTGGTTCCAGAAGAGTACTTTAAGCACATTGAAAGGTCATACGATCACCTTAGATTGCTGGGCTGTATAGAAGAAACGCCATAAAGTGCTAAAAGAAAAATCCAAACGACCTGCAAGTGCATCTTATATATCTAATAGGCTTTATTACCCGATGCCAATAGAATTATCTAATTACATACAGCGTATAAAAAAGTTGATCGAAGGTTACTTTACAGGGAGTGTGACGATTCACTTTGCTGAGGGGGTGATCCAAAAAATTGAAACACGAGAGGTAGAGCGCAACCTGTAACTTATAAGATACACAACCTATCAGATTGAACTGACGGTTGGTTTGGTGACGAAACGTATTTCGTTACCAGCCCAGCCGTTTTTTTTTGGAGTAAACATGGCAACTAAAACTAAGAAGGTTAAGTCTAAGAAGGTTAAGTCTAAGAAACATGAACGACCTGAGTGGATGCGGAAGGCTGCTAAAGCTCTTGCCAGAAAGATGAAGAAAGACAGTGAGAAGCGCAAGAACAATAGACCAAATAACAAGGGTGTTGTAAAGACTGGTGGGCGCAAGCCTACCTATAAAGATAAGGATTGAGAATGAGTCAAGAGTTATCAAACAACCAGAGATCAGGCACGCCAGCTGATAATGAGAGCAAGCCGCCAGTGGTACAGCAGACAACTAAGCTGCCAAGCGGTGATAGTGTAAAGAAAGCTCCTAAGCAGCAAGGTATGCCTGCAATAGACAAGCGTGTAAAGGTAGAGCATTTGCTCCCTTTTCTACAGGAGTCTGTCCAGAACTCTGTGGACGCACGCTCAATATGGCAGGATCAGTTAGAGGATTGGTATTTACAGTATCGTGGCATTGTTGATGAGAAGGACTTCCCGTGGGAGGGGTGTTCTAATCTCCACATTCCGATTACAGGGATACTAGTAGATACGTTGGTCAGCAGGATGATCAATCCTATATTCAGTACACAGCCGTTTGTGACGGCTAAAGGGGCTTCGTCAGCTGGTGCAACTCCAGCTATACAGCCCAACGGGGGTCAACCCCCCGTTACAGTTTCGGATCACGACAAGGCTCGTGATGTAGAGAACATGTTGCATTACGTGATGAACCAGCGGATTGGTGTGTACCCTAAAGTACAAGACTGGATCAGAGAATCGTTCATCTATGGACGTGGTGTAATGAAGGTTATATGGCGTAAGGAGATTCGTAAGTACACACGCCATCTCAGTCAGTCGGATGTAATGAAAGACGTACAGGTAGCCCAGCAGGAGGTTCAGTCTGGTGCGCCTACGACAGAGACATTAGAGTTCTTGGATCAGATGGCGTTTTACGCTGACAACCATGATTGGGTTAAACACCCATTTTTGGAGATGCAGCGAGAAGAGGTTGTGTATAACAATCCAGACTGGATGTTTATACCTATTGAAGACTTCATCTACCATCCTCGTGCGTTAGACATACAAAGCTCACCTTATGTAGCCCACCGATTTAGACGTGATATAGACACCCTGCTTAAAGAACAGGACTTGGGTGTGTATACAAACGTAGATTTAATCCCAGCAGGAATAGGTAACGACAGCTCAGAGATTGTCAGCTCACATGGTGAGAAGTTATTAGACGATGTTCAGACGCTGGAAGAGGGCTACGAGAATATATCTCACGAAGCCGCAGAAACATTAGAGGACTTGGAGTTAATAGAGTGGCACGGTAAGTACGACATCGATGGTGATGGGCGTATGGAAGACATCGTAGCTACATTCGCTCCCGGTGCTAACGTCTTGCTTTCCGTAAGAGAGTCTGACTTGATGCATGGCAAAAAACCTTTCGCAGAAATAAAACCCTTCCCCGTCCCCGGCAGATTTGAAGCTCAGGGAGTCCCAGAATTAATCACAGACCTTCAGCAGGAAATAAACGATATTCATAATATGCGTATCGATAGCGGCACGATCACTAACGCTGTCATGTGGTGGTTTGACCCTAACAGTGATATTGATCCTGAGATCCATCGTCCCGGCCCCGGTATGGGATTCCCCGCTGGCCCGAATCAGTTTGGCGTAGTGCAGACAGGTGATGTCAAACACTCAAGCTTTAAGGAGGAAGAACTTGTTCGTAGACTTATTCAAGACCGTATTGGTGTTTCTGATTTTGCGATTGGTAACGATAGCACAGCTGTTGCCAATAAGACTGCGACTGGTATATCTGCAATCGTTAATGAAGGTAACCAACGTCTTGAGATGATGTTGCGAAATATTTCCACTGGTATCAATGAAGCAGTGCTTCAGACGTTCCAGTTGATCCAACAGTTTGGTGATGATGAGGTTTTATTTCGTGCAGTAGAAGATGCATCTGGCACTCTGCACAAAGTAAATGCACGAGATATTGCAGGTCAGTGGGACATCGAACTATCTGCCAACACAGTAAACACAAACAGAATGATTAAGTTGCAGGAGATTCAGCAACAGCTTGAGTTGGCTTTAAGGGCTGGCCCTGAGTATATCGATGTAGCTCCGCTATTGAAAGAGTTCTTTCGTAAGTCAGGATCGAAGCAGACGAATGAGATCGTGCGTAATCAACTTGACACAGTGATGGAACAGGCAACGAAGAATCCAGAGCTTTTAGTAATGTTGAAGCAGAAGGTAGATGAACTAGCCGTGCAGGCTGGAATGACCCCACCTGAAGGACAACCGGGAGCTGAAGGCGCACCCCCTGTACCTCCAGCTCCCCAAGCTTCACCTCAAGGTCAACCCCCAGCAGGTGGGATAGATCTGCAAGGAATCATCCAACAGTTAGGGCCAGTTATACAGCAATTATTTAGCGGTGGTGGTGGTGGGCAACCCCCACAGCAACCGCCACTTCAATAGGAGGATTAGCGTGAGTATAGCAATGATGGTGGCAAGGGCAGCAAGGAGGGCGGCAAGGGAAGCCTTGAAGAAATACAAGGCAGCGCAAAAGGGCAACGCCCCAAAGATTAAGAAGTTGATGAAGAAGAAGGGCAGTGCGAAGGATGTCAAGCCAGTAAGGGGGGAACTCACTGGTAGGAAAAAGCCAAAGATGACCACGAGGACTAAAGCCGATATGGTTCGTGACCAATACGGTAAGGATTCTATAAGCGGTAAGGACATGTCGAAGGCAGACAAAGATCAATCGCAAAGGATGAAGAATTTAATGAAGTCGAAAGTGATGCCGAATAAGTCTACACCGAAAGTAGAGAAGGTGCTTAAGAAAGCGAAGGCGAAGAAGAAGAAGAAGAAAAAATAACTATGTTTAAGAAATTCCTTAGAGTACTCAAGCCTTCAGAGGATAAGCGCATTCATCTAGAGAAGCTTGCCAGTGTTATAAACACTCCACATTGGCAGGAAGTACGTGATGAGATGGAGGACTCTTTGATGCGAGAGTACATGAGAATTGAGGAGTGTAAAACATTAGAGGAGTTCATAGCCTGCAAGGCAAATATATCCGCACTTAAGCGGATGGCAGGACTTAATGGACTCGTTGATATTGTCTCAGGTAGACAGTTCAGGGTTCGCCCACCTTATGGGCAGAAAACTAAAGGAGTAAAATAAAATGCCAGATAACAAAACAATCGTAAATCAGGACACGCTTCCTGTTACCCAACCAGATTCGGCAGCTGGTGGGGAGGTAGACACAGATTCAATAGTAAGCGCAGCGGCAGAGATGGGGCACACGTTGCCTATCTCCGATGACATCGCACCAGCAGATTTAGACTGGTCAGAAATGACTCCTCTTCAGGAGTTTGATGATGCAGCACAAGGGTTGGCTCCTCAGCAAGAGGCAGTGCAACAAGCTTCGGTAGCAGATGACGGCTCACTTACTGACAGTATGAGTAAGCGCATTAGCGGTATCAAGGAAAGGTCAGCTAAGGATTTAGCTGAGAAGGATGCACAGATTGCATCACGTGATGATGAGATTAGTAAGCTTAAGGATATGGCGCAGAATTTCAAGAATCTGCAACAGCAGTGGAATCCTGTGCCAGACAATACTGAAGCTATCCAGACTGAACTCGCTGAACTTGATGTGAAGTTGAATGAAGAGGGTGACTTGATGACCTCAGCAGAGGTTGGTCAACAGATGGTTAAGCGTATGCAGTTGGAGAAGGATCTTGAAGCGCAGAGTTCAAATGCTGCTACCAAGAAGCAACTCATCGAACAGCATCAAGTGATGCGTCAACGATCTGACCAGTACGTTAAGGACACTTACGATTTCGTTAGCAACCCTGAGAGTGAATATTACCAAGTCCTTAAAGGGCAGGCATACCCACTTTTAGAACAGTTGATGGGAACGAGCTTCAAAGAGCATCCACACGATATGGTGATGGCAGCGGAGCTTACTAAGATGATGGTTAACTCACAAAAATACGAACAAATGTTAGGTAACACGCCTGCTCCACGTGCAGCACCTGCACCGATGGCTGGCAGTACTCCTCGCACAGCTCCTGCTAATCAACCTGCTCAAGCGCAGAACTTTAGGCAGCAGGTAACGCAGGCACGAGGTGGTGATTTGTCAAACTTCGCAAAGATATTGCAAGGCGCAGGACATTCGTGGAACCCTAACGGTTAAACGGAGATATATTAAATGGCAGCACATGAAACTTATCAGTCAGTAGGTAGACGGGAAGACCTACTGAATATTATTGTAAATATTAGTCCAGTTGAAACTCCCATGCTGAGTGGTTTTAAGAAGTCTAAGGCTTCTAATACCCTGCATGAGTGGCTCACAGATTCTCTTGGCACTGCTGACGCAGGGCGAGTAGCTGAGGGAGCGACCTTCACCGCACCAACTCTGACGGCACGTACCCGATTGGGTAACTACCTTCAGATCAATCGTGAAGGTTTTGAGGTAACGGATACTGTTGACGCAGTAGAGCGTGCCGGGGTGAAAGGTGGCGAGTATGAGTATCAACTCGCTAAAGCTTTGAAGATCATGGCTCGTGCTATGGAAGTAGACATCGTATCCGGTGTATCTGCATCTGGTGCGTCCGGTGGTACTGCTCGAACTACTCGTGGCGTACTGTCCTTCATTGCCAGTAACGTAGAAACTGGTTCTGCAACTGGTACACAGGCTCTTACGGAGACTTTGTACAATAACAACTTGCAGACTATCTTTGACAGTGGTGGAAATCCAGACACCACGTATGCGAATGGTTTCCAGAAACGACAGATCTCTGCGTTTACTGCAAGCCAAACTCGTAATATTGAAGCATCCAGCAAGAAGCTGATTGCATCAGTCGATGTCTACGAAAGTGATTTCGGTATGCAGCGTATCATTCTTGATCGCTACATGGACACTGACAAGATCGTTCAGTTGCAGAAAGATATGTGGGGCATCGTGACATTGCGTCCGGTCAAACATACTCCGATTGCGAAGGTTGGATCTTCAAGACGTGGAATGGTGGAAGCTGAGTGGGGCGTTGTCTCTCTCAACGAAGCTGCTTCAGGTAAGGTTACGGAACTTACTACTTCGTAAACAAAGGTGATTGGGGGCTTCGGCCCCCTTTCATTATCACTTACTGATAACCTCCTCAACTAAACTATGGCTGACTTAAGATTAAACCCAACATACAACAGGCATCAAGTTAACGAAGCGTTCCAGCAGGTAGTCCGTGACAGGCCGGGGCTGGCTAAAGCTTTTGGTAGCTCACCTGTGGACATTAGACTTGGTCACCCAAAGGGTAAAGGATTTGCGGAAACATTTCTGCCGGGAGAGATAGGGCCGCCTAACAAGCCTGCACCGGGGAACCCAGATCAGTTACGCATAGAGTTACGGCAGGCACGTGGTCAGGGCGTGGGCGAATTAAAAAATACTTTAGTAGGAGAACTTCTTCATCAAATGGGTGGAGCTGACATAAAAGGGCAGCCATTCAATGAAGAGTTTCTTAAGCTTAAGAATGAATTGATAGATAGGATGACTCCAGAGCAGATTGAGGAACAGTTGTTCTTCTACAAGAGAGACAAGGCAAATGGTCTTAGTGGTACTAATTTTGAATCATTTGAGAACGCATTACGCACATCATACGGTGACGCATTCATACGAGGTGACCTGATACCCAGTGGTCTAACTCACCCAGAAGAGAGAGCTAGGTATGAGAGAAGAGATGGTACTGGTCAGTTTAACCCAGAGCAAATTGAAACGCTAGACAAGATAAGAGGACTGGTAAA